TCTTTATGGAAATGATTTTCAAATACTCCAAAATTTAATAATTATTTCAACTAATAAGGGCTATACAAAAGAAGATATCTTAAACTGCTACTGGGAAAAGTGGCAAAAGAATATGCAGAGAATTGGGAAGGAGTGGAATTAGTATGAGTATGACAGCTGATATAACAAATTATAATAAAAAAGACATAGATGACTTTATAAAAAAATATCCAAATTCAAAAGAATGTTTTGAGAAGTGTGGAGCGTTTTTAGGAGAGTATTATTTTATAATGTATAACGAATTTCAAGGCGATGAAAATCCTTATACACAATTACTTAATTTATTAAAAATAGCTGAAGCAAAAGAAAAAAATATTGATTTAGATGATGATGACGATTTTTATGACTATGATTCTGAAATGGTTGAAGCTTTTGAAAATATTAAGGGTTTTTATAAAATACCTAGTTACGTTAATGAAGTGTAAGGAGCGGAGATAATGATTGAGTATTTACAAGAATTAAGAGTGAGAGAAGGAAGCAATATAAGAATAATAAACAGTCATATTTTTAAAGACAAATATATGACTGAAGATGAGATAGAAGCAAAGAAAATTGAATTTTCTAAGAGAATGAGAGATATTTACTCTTCTGATGAAAAAGAACTAGAAGTCATAGATAATATAATAACAGAGGTGAGATAATGGAGTATAAAGAACTTCAGAAAACAATTGAAAAATTAGACAATGGAGTTTATGAGATATGTATTAAAAATGGGCAAATAACAAAAATAAATAAAGAGAGAAATTTAACACCTTATCAAAAAACTGAGTATTTTTTAAGTAATTATCCTGGCTTGAAAAATAGAAAAGAGTATTTAAAAAAGAGTTTGGATAATATAGAATTAAAAAAAATCTATTCTATCAATGAGATAAAAGCCACTAATAAAGATAATTTGAGTGATGTGGAAAAGATAGAAATGATAAAAGAGGAAAGAATAAAAGAAATACATGAAATAGATTATCTTGTTGATTTCATTGATTATGGGCTTTCTTTTGTGCAAGATGATAAATATAAAGAAATTATAGATTTAATTTATTTTAAGAAATTTAAAATAGAAGGTGTTGCTAATAAATTAGGAATTGATGAAAGCACTGTAAAAAGAAATAAAAGTTTATTAGTTGAAAAAATAGCTAGCAACCTATTTCAAAATGATATTTTGGAGAAGTTAAATAAATTAATTCCTTAAAAAATTTGCACCTTTTTTGCACTCTTTTTGCCCTTGTTTACATTTTCTATATGTAATATAATGTTAATGTGTAAAAAGATTAAATGAAATTCATTTATAGAATCTTCCTTAATTTTTAGTAGTAGTTATTGATGCTCTACTTAAAAAAAACATCTGCCAAATATGGTGCATCGGACTAATACTCTGACTAGACTGCTAATGTCTTTTATTTGTGAAAACCAAATATGCACTGCCATTGATATCAATACTCCCATTACACTTAAATGTGTGCAATACGTTGCCTGTGGGAGTTTTTTTATTGATTAGCCCACTTTCAGCATTATATCGGCTATAAACAAAAATGCGAGTCAAAGTGCACAAAGGTAGTTATTTGCTACCTTCGACTGGAGAGTTACATTAATTGGTAAATGAGCAGTCTGCTAAGCTGTTGTCCTGATGGACTTACAGGTTCGAGTCCTGTACTCTCCGCCAAACATAATATTAAATATTCATTGGAGGTGAAGTAGCATTGAAATTAAATGCAAGGCAAAAGGCTTTTTGTGAGTTTTATGTAGCTAGTGGAAATGCTACTGATGCTGCAATAAAAGCTGGGTATAGTAAAAGCTATGCTAAGGATAGAATACACACATTGATGAAAAACGTCGGTATAAGTCGGTATATAGATGAGCTTATGCAAAAACTTGAATCAAAAAGAATTGCATCTGCAGAAGAAGTTTTACAGAATTTGACTGCTATGATGAGAGGCGAAATACAAGAAGAGGTTGTAGTAGTTGAAGGAGAAGGAGATGGAGTTTCTTCTGCAAGAATAATAAAAAAACAAGTATCGGCTAAAGAAAGAATAAAAGCAGCAGAACTCTTAGGAAAAAGACATGCTTTATTTACAGATAAAACTAAAATTGAAGGAACTTTACCTGTTATGATTGTTGGAGAAGATGATTTAGATGAGTAAATATATAAAAATAAATCTACCTCAAATCATTGGAAAGGGTTATAAATCGTTTTGGAACTTCAAGGGTAGGTATAAGGTAGTTAAAGGTTCTAGAGCCTCAAAAAAGAGTAAGACAACAGCTCTATGGATAATCTATAACATGATGAAATATAAAAATGCTAATACTCTTGTTGTAAGAAAAGTATTTAGAACTTTAAAAGATAGCTGTTATTCTGATTTGAGATGGGCTATAAACAGATTTCAAGTTCAAGACTATTGGGAATTAAAAGAAAGCCCACTTGAAATGACTTATAAGCCAACTGGGCAAAAGATTCTATTTAGAGGTTTTGATGATCCATTGAAGATTACATCAATTTCAGTTTCAGTAGGTAGTTTGTGTTGGTGCTGGATTAACATATCGGTTCAGCACGTTAATCAAAACCTCTTTAATTGCTGGAACACCCTAACGTAAAGTCGAGGGCAATCAGCAGCGAAGCTATTTGACAAAATTAAATGGTTATAGTATCATATACTTATGAAATAAAAAGGAAGTGATACTATAATGGACAAAGAAATATGGAAAGATATAGAAGGATTTGAAGGTTTTTATCAAGTTAGCAACTTAGGAAGAATTAAAAGTCTTGGTGGATGGTGTGGCAGTTCAAAAAGAAAAGAAAAAATAAGAACATTAAATCATACAAAAGACGGCTATTTAAAAGTGAGATTGATGTATCAAGGTAAAGATATTACTTGCAGAGTACACAGATTAGTTGCTAAAGCTTTTATACCGAATCCTAATAATTTTGAAACAGTTAATCATAAAGATGGGAATAAAGAAAATAACAAAGTAGAAAATTTGGAATGGTGTGATAGAGATTATCAAATGGAACATGCTTATAAAATGAGATTAAAAACATCTCAAAAAGGTTCTGATAACAGCAATTCTAAGTTAACAGATGATGATATTAAATATATTAGAAAAGTGTATAAAAAATACAGTAAAGATTTTAACACTGTATCACTTGCTAAGCAATTTAATGTCACTAACAGAGTTATAGGATTAATAGTTAGAAACAAAAGTTATAAAAATGTCAAATAGAACGTTCAACGACTATCGAAAGCGAGAAAAGACTTACTAATCGTAGGTCTTTTTTTTAGTAAGTAGAGTAGGGCTCAAGTGAGCTCGAAACGGGAGGCACTTAAAAAGTGAAGATATAGTCTGCTCTATATAGAAATATATAGAAAGTACATGGAAACGATGTACTTGTAACAAAATGCGAAGAAGCTTATGAATTAACAAATGAAAAATATTTTAATATGCTTGATGAAAGTATTAGAGGAGTAGTGGAAGAACCTCTATTTAAACAGATAATCATTACTTTAAATCCTTGGAATGAAGGGCATTGGATTAAGGCTAGATTTTTTGACAGAAAAGCAAAAAATATACTAGCTTTAACTACTAATTATTTTTGTAATGAATGGTTAGATGAAACAGATAAAGAATTATTTGAAGACATGAAAATACGTGACCCTCGCAGATATCAAGTTGCAGGACTTGGAAACTGGGGTATAGTAGATGGGCTTGTCTATGAAAATTGGCAAGAGTTAGAGTTTGATTGGAGAGAAATATTAAATAAAAGACAAAAAGCAAAAGCAGTATTTGGGCTAGATTTTGGATATACAAATGACCCTGCTGCTTTTTTTTGTGCAATATTAGACCAGGAACAAAAAGAAATTTATGTTTTTGATGAAATATACCAAAAAGGAATGCAAAATACTGCTATTTACAATAATATAGAAAAATTAGGTTTTAAAAAAGAAATTATAGTTGCGGATAGTGCAGAGCCAAAAAGTATAGACCATTTAAAAGGTTTAGGACTTTATAGAATAAAAGCATCTAAAAAAGGAAAAGATAGCATTAATGCTGGAATACAATTTATTCAAGACTTTAAAATTTTTATACATCCTAGATGTGTTAATTTTTTAACTGAGATTTCAAATTATGCTTGGGATAAAGATAAGTTTGGAAAAGCAGTAAACAAACCCATTGATGATTTTAATCACTTAATGGATGCCATGAGATATGCACTTGAGGATTATATGAAAAATAATTCTGTAAGAACAATAGATAGAAATGTCTTAGGAATAAGATAAGAAAGGAGGATTAATGGATGTACTGGAATTAAAAGAAGCACTAGAGGCATTTATTAAAAATGAATTACCAGAACTTCAAAAGATGGAAGATTATTATACTGGAAAACATAATATTTTGAATAAGAAAGATAGAAGCAATAAGAAAAAAGATACTAAGTTGATTAATAATTATCCAGAATACATTGCAACTATTGCAACAGCCTATTTCTTAGGAAAACCTATTTCCTATGCTTTACAAGACGATAAGTTAAAAAAAGATTTTGAAAAGTTATCTGAATATTTAGCAACAGAAGAAGAGCAACAAGAAAATTTTGAGCATTCTCAAAACTGTAGTATTTTTGGTAAATCTTATGAGTTATGGTATAAGAATTTGGATAATACTATTGGAAATGTAGTTGTAGATCCTCGTGATTGTTTTATTTTGAGAGATAATACAGTAAAAAAAGAAATAATTGCTGCTGTTAGATGGGATAAAACTAAAAATAAAGAGGATAAATGGGTTTATACATTAGAAGTTTATGATAGTACAAGTGTTACTACTTATGAATATATAACTGACACTGATAAAAAAGAAGTTCCAACTGTAATAGGAGAAACTAAACCACACGGATTTAACCAAGTCCCAATTATTGAGTTCTTAAACAATAAAAGGGCTAACGGAGATTTTAAAAATGTAATTTCTTTGATAGATGGTTATAATGAAGCTACTTCAACTGCTATTGATGATATGAAAGATTTTACAGATGCATACTTAGTTTTGGTTAATATGGGTGGAACTACTGATGAAGAACTAGAAAGAATGAATAAAAATAAAGTTATGCTTATTAATGAGCAAGGTGATGCTAAATGGCTTGTTAAACAAGTTAATGATAACTATGCTCAAAACAATAAAAATAGATTGAACCAGGACATTCATAAGTTTTCTATGATACCAGACATGCAAGATAAAGAGTTCAGTGGAAATAGCTCAGGAGTTGCACTTGGTTATAAGCTATTAGCATTAGAACAATTAGCAGCACAAAAGGAAATGTATTTTAAAAAAGCTATTAATCAGAGATTACAACTTATGATAGATTTTCATAACTTAAAAATAAAATCTACTGATATTCAAAAAGTCTTTACTAGAAATGTTCCAAAGAATTTGGTTGAAGCAGCAGATATCGCTCAAAAATTACAAGGAATAGTATCACATGAAACTATTTTATCTACATTGCCATTTGTAGAAGATGCAAAAGGAGAATTAGAAAAGATAAAAGCTGAGGAAGATATTAATGTAATGAAAGATATGAATACTCCAATTGGAGTTGGTGCTGATGGCTCAAAAGAATAGAGATTATTGGGAAGAAAGACAAGTTAAAAGAGAATCTAAGGCATTTACTACAATACAAGATGTTGAAAAAGAATATAAGATTGCACTTTCAAAAGCTAAACAGGATATAATTAAAGAAATTAGCAGAATAACTACAACTTATATGAATGATAATATTCTAAATTATAATGAAGCTTTGAAACATTTAAAAGGTGATGATTACAAAGTTTGGAAAAAAGATTTACATGATTATATGAAAGAATATAACAAACTTTTAAAGAATGCACCTTTACAAGCACAAAAATTATATTTAGAAATTGAAACATTATCTGCTAAAAGTCGTATAAGTAGATTAGATAGTCTTAAAACTCAAATTGATATGGAGCTTACTAAGTTGATATTTGGAGTTGAGGATAATGCTAAGAATACTTTAACATCAGTTTATAGAGATACTTTTATAGAAGTAACTAAAGACTTGGGTATTAATCCTATTGTCAGTAGAGATAAAATAAAAACAGTTTTAGATAAACCTTGGAGTGGTGCCAATTTTTCTCAGAGGCTTTGGAGCAATACAGATAAACTAGCAGAAACAGTTAAGCAAGAAATAGTTAATGGTATGATACAAGGTATTAATCTGAAAACTATGACTAAAAGAGTTTCTGAAAGATTTGAGACAGCTAAAAAGAATGATATTGAAAGACTTCTAAGAACTGAAGTTAATTATGTTTTGAATCAAGCTACACTTGATGGTTATAAAGAAGCTGGAATAGAAAAATATGAATTTAGTGCTACTTTAGATAGTAGAACAAGTCAAATTTGTTCTGAGTTGCATGGTAATATATTTGAAATAAAAAATATAGCTGTTGGTTTGAATTATCCACCAATGCACCCAAGATGCAGAAGTACGACTATCCCAATTATTGATTATGAAAGCTTAGTTAAACAAGGTAGAGAAGAAATAGAAAAGAATAATTATACTTTAGATGATTCTAATAATGAGCCATTGACAAATAATGAAAATAAGAGTATAACTAAAGAAAAAGATAATTTTGAAGAAGCTATAGCTAAAGTTTTAGAACATGGAAATAAAACAGGAACAGAAGCTCTTATGTGGTTGGATTTAAATGGAAATGAGATAGTCCCGTTTGCTACAGGAGATAAAAATTCAGTGAGCATTCCAAGAGAAACAATGTTATTTTTAAGTAAACAAGCGAAATCTAGTGTTATATCTTTGCATAATCATCCATCAAGTTCATCATTTTCTCCTGAAGATATGAATGTTGCATGTATCTTATCATCTGTAAAAGAAATGAGAGTTGTAGGACATGACGGTACGAGATATTATTTAGAAATAGGAGATGGACAAAGAAAAAGCTTAAAAGAAATAAGGAAAACTTACGAAAGTATGATTTATGATTTTAAAGATGAATATAGAGAATTGTATAAAAAAATAAATGATAATAAAAAAGCATGGAAAGAAGTTTCACATATAGTAAATGAGAGGGTAGCTAAAAAATTTGGTTGGAAATATAGGAGGGAAAACAATGAATAAAAATATATTGGTTCCAGACGAGTTGATTATTGATTTGTCTTTAACTAAAGAAGAAATCAAGAAGCAACTAAATGATTATGAAGAAGCATGTGAAAAAGCCCATAAAGAATTAGAGTTAGAAACAGATAAATAAAACAATTAACTCAAAAGCACTTAGCTAAAAACTAGGTGTTTTTTTTATTGCAAAAGAAAGGAGGTACTGTGAAGCATTTACTGACAATTATTCAAGCAGGATTAATATTAGGTAAAATATTTGATTGGATAAATTATAAATGGGTTATTATTCTATTACCATTGATAATTTATTTTGGGATATTAATAATATCTTTTATCATTATTGGAATAATATCATATATTGAACATCTTAAATTGAATAAATTACTTAAAGAACTTAAAGTAAAAAAATAAGGTTGTCGTACTGAGGGACATTAAACATCTGGATAAAAGTACAGTCAAACAGGACTTTAAACAGGAGGGAAAAATGAAAAATTTTAAACTTAATATTCAACTATTTGCAGAACCAGGAGAGCCAAAAACATTTACTCAAGAAGAAGTTGACAAAATGATTGAAACTAGACTTAAAAGAGAAAATGAAAAATTTGAAAAAGCTAAAAAGGAACTTGAAAGACAGCATAATGAATCTATTGAAGATTATGAAGAAAGAATTAAAAATGCTAATCTTACTGCAGAAGAAAAGCATAAAAAAGAACTTGAAAAGATTCAAAAAGATTTAGATGCAAAGAATGCTGAACTTACAAAGATTAAGACAGATGAAATAAAAAGAACTACATTAGCAAAATATAAAATGCCAGATAAGTTTTTAGATAGAATTAGTGGAGTTACAGAAGAAGAAATAGAAGCATCTGTTAAAGGTTTTGCAGAAGTAATGGGTGAATATGTAAAAGGACTTGGTGCTAGTGGAGTACCAGGAGCAATGAATGGCGGAAGTAATGGTGGAGCTGATAAAAAGGCTCAATTAGAAGATTTAAGAAAGAAAGCTTTTGAAAGTGGTTCTGATATAGACAGAGCTAACTATGTAAGAGCAAAACAAGAATTAGAAAACTCAGGAGGTAATGAATAATGAAAAAATTTATAACACTTTTAGGAATGACTGGATTAAATATCCAATTATTTGCAGATCCAAAAATAGATAAACAATTAAACTCAACAAATCAAGCAATATCAAATGATATATTAGATGAATTACAATTAGTAAATCCTAATAACTCCCCTATCATATCTCACATTTTGAGAGGTGGAAGAGTAGATAAAACTACATCTACAAATATCGAATGGATAGATCATTATGAAAGAAAAGTAACATCTAGTTTAAAAGTTGCTTTAAATGCTGGAGTAACTGAAATTCAAGTAGTAGATGAAGATATTTTAGTTCAAGACGCTTTATTATCAATTGGAGATGAAATAGTAAAAGTTATTAAAGTAAAAACAGACAATAAAGCGGATGTTACTAGAGGTTATGCTGGAACAACATCTACTACTGGAAATATAGCTGCAAATACAATAGTTCAAAGCTTAGGAATAGAAATGGAAGAAGGTGGAGAACTTAAAAAGTCTTCTGTTAGATTGCCTGTGCATATTACAAACAACACAGGAATCATATATGAAGAATATGAAGTAACAGAAACAGCTAAACATTTAAATCCTCATGGACAAGGTGGACTTTCTGTAAGAGAATTAGAATCTCAAAAGAAAAAAGATGAGATGCTAGGAATTATGGAAAATAAACTTTTAAATGGAGTTAAGTATGTAAATGGTAAATTAAGAATTTCTGGAGGTATTAAATCTTTAATTAAAGAATATGGAATAGTTTTAGATGCTGGAAATCAACCTTTCTCAGTTGATTTATTGACAACAGCAGTAAAAGCAATAGTTAATAAAGGAAATCCAGGAGCAGCAGACTTAAAAGCTGGTAAGTATTTTGTATGCGTACCTTGGGATATAGCTATTCAAATTAATAAACTGAATAAAGATATTGTTAGGGCAGATGTAAAAGAAAAAGTAACAGGAACTGTAATTACTGAAATAGTTACAAATGCAGGAGTTGTATCTGTGTTTCCTGCTCCATCTTTAGCCGCTAATGAATTCTTATTAATTAATTTAAATGAAGTTAGCTTAAAGCAATTATATCCAATAAAAGAAGAAGTAGGAGCTAAAACTAATTTAGCAGATAACTATTTCTTACATGGTGAATATGCACATCAAATAACTAAATTACCATTCCAAGTACATGTTAAAAATGTAAAAATATCGTAGGAGGTAGTAATGGCTAAAAAACAAGATGAAATAATTAATGTTGAAGAAATAACTTTTGAATCTAGTTATAAAAATTTAATCATAGCTGGAACTTCTATACAGTTCAAAGATGGAGTTTACTCAACATCTGATGAAACTGAAATAGAAATATTAAGAAATAATAACCTAGTGACAGAGGCAGGAGAATAAAAACTCCTGCTTTTTATCATATTAGGAGGTTAAGATGGATGAAACTTACAACAAAATAATTGAAAAAGTGAAAGAATTAACAACTATTAGCAACGAAGCTATGTTAAAAATTCGAGTAACAGTTTTAGTTAGAAAAGCTTTAAATTTTATGAATAGAGATGATTTTCCAGAAGAATTAATCGATCCTGTTGCTGAGCACTTAGCATTAAAAACTATTGAAGAAACTGAAATAAAAGGTAATATTTCTAAAGTTACTGAAGGAGATACCACAATAGAATACAACACATCTAATAACACAACTGATGAAATGTTTTTATCTTTAAAAAGCCAATTATTTAGGTTTAGAAAGATTGGGACTATATGAATATTTTAGATAAATTACATGCAGATAGAGTTACTGTTATTAGATCTGTTGTAATAGTGGATGAGTACGGTGGAGCATATGAAGAACAACGAGAAATATTAAAAGATATCCCTTGTAGGCTTTCACAGAAATGGTTGAGAAGTGTTACACCTGGGCCACTTAATAGCAGTTCACAAGAATATAAACTATTTGTAGGCTTAAATGTAGATATTAAACAAAATGATTTGTTGAAAATTACAAGAAAAGCAGATGGAGAACTTTATATTTTTAAAGCATCTAAACCTTTAGCTTATAACATCATAAAACACAAGGAAATAGCCTTGACAGAAGTATCTGAAAATGAGGTAGATTATGGAACTTAAAGGATTTAAAGAGTTCGATAAGATTCTTATAGAAATAAAAGAAAAAGCTCCACAAGCTACTGAAAAATTTTTAATGTTACAAGCTGAGGATTTGAAAAAAGATGCTAAAGAATTAACACCTGTTGACACTGGTACTTTAAAAAATGCTTGGCAAAGAGAAAATGGAAAGAGATTAACTGGAAATACATTCTCTCAAATTGTATTTAACATGACTAATTACGCTCATCATGTTGAGTATGGTCATAGAGTTGGAAGAAGCAAAACAAAATTTGTTAAAGGTAGATTTATGCTTAGAACAGCTGTATCTATGAGGCAAATTAAATTCTATAAAGATTTAAAAAATTTTTATGGAGGATTGATAAAAAAATGAAATGGGTGGATATAAGGAATGCGTTAAATAAGATTATTTCTGAAAAACTAAAAGTAAACCCATACAATGAGGATATAGATAATGTCAAAAAACCTTGTTTTTATATAGATTTAATTAGCTATAAAAAAGAATTTAATTCTGAGTATAGAGAACTAAAAACAATAGATATTGATATTATCTACTATCCAAAAACTAATGGAAAACTTACTAATGCTGAAATATTAGAAAATTTAGAAAATTTAGATGATGCTTTGGAAATAGAAGGTAAAAAGGTTTTACATGTACTAGATAGATTTCTAACTTTAAGAAATACAGATATAAAAATTGTAGATAGAGTTGGTCATTATGTATTTACACTAAGTTTATACGATTTATATGGAAAACCTTATGATTATGAGTTAATGAATGATTTAGAATTAAGATTTAAAAAAGGAGGTAGCAATTAATGGGAAATGAAGTAGGACAAATAAAGCCATTCCCTGATTTGAAGGTCGCATTTGAAACTTTGGCTAGAACAGCTATCCAAAGAAGTGCTAGAGGAATTGCTTGTTTAATTTTAAAGGATAGTAAAAAAACTACTAAATGGGTTACATTAAAAACTATAGCTGATTTGAAGGATAAAGAGTGGGATGCTAAGAATGTTAAATACATTAAATTGGCAATGCACTATGGAGCTAATAAAGTATTGGTAAGAGTACTGCAAACAGGTGAAAACTTAGATGATGCTTTAGGTGAATTTGAACAAAGAAAAATGCACTGGTTAGCTTATCCTGCAGCAGAACAAGCAGATGATCAAAAGTTAGTAACTTGGGTTCAGCAAGTTTTTGGAACTGATGGAGCTATTGGTAAAAATGTAAAATATGTATCTAGCTTTGCAAATAATACAGATCATGTTGCTATTGTAGAACTTGCTAATCCAGGAACATATAAATCTATTTATGGAGATTTTACGGCTCAAGAATACACAGTAGCGATTGCAGGACTTATCGCTGGAATGCCAATTAATAGATCTGCTGACAATAAAGTTATGAGTGATTTAACAGAAGTTGAATACTTTGAGCCTAAGTTAGGTAAATTTTCTCTTTATATGGATGATGAAAAAGTTAGAGTAAACTATGGAGTAAATTCAAAAACTACTTTTGATAGCATTTGGAAAAAAGATACTAGAAAAATAAAAGTAGTTGAAGGAATGGGATTTGTAGCTGATGATATTAAAAATACATTTAGAAATTACTGGCAAGGTATTTATATATGTGACTATAATAATAAGATGAACTTTTGTTCTAATGTTACTAAGGTTTATTTTAAAGAAATGGCTCCAAATGTCTTAAATGGCGATTACAACAATAAGATAGAAATAGACTATGAAGCACAAAAGAGATTAGTTATATTAGATGGGAAAGACCCAGATGAATTAACAGAAATGGAAATCTTAAAATATCCATCTGGGGATGATGTATTCTTGAATGGAGATGTCAAATTTTCTGATACTATGGCAAATCTTAGCTTAATCATTAAAATGTAATAGGAGGTAAAAATGGCAGATACAAATATAAGAGGTTATCATACCATCGCTGGAGCTCATGGTACTCTTTGGATAGATAATGAAAAAATAGCAGAATTTTCTAAGGTTAATGCTAAAGTTACACCTGATAGAAAAGATGTACAACTAGGATTATCTGTGGATAGTAAAATTGTAGCTTTAAAAGGTGAGGGTAGCATCACTCTTGAAAAAGTATATTCTAGAGGTAAAAAAATAGCTGAGAAGTTAATTAAAGGACATGATCCGAGAGTCAGAATAGTAACTAATCTAGCTGATCCAGATACACCAGGAAAACAAGAAGAAAGAATTTCTCTTGATAATGTATGGTTCAATTCAATAGATTTAATCAACATTGCTAAAGGAGAAATTGTAGAGGAAGAATATCCATTCGGATTTACACCAGAAGATTTAGCTTATGAAAATGATATAAAATAGGAGGGTAAAATGCTAATTACAGCAGATATGCTACTTGAAAATAGTAAAAAAATAAATAATGATAAAAGAGAAAAAGTAAAAATCTATATAAAAGAATTAGATGGAGATTTAGAATGTGAGCTTTTAAACAAAGAAGATTACTTAGATTTAATCTTATCTAAAGAAAAAGATAAGGATTTAGAAGTAATTTATAACTCTTGTTCTATTTTTAGAGATGATAGATTAATAGAAAAGCTAGGTTGTAAATCAAATCCAACACAAGTTGTTGAAAAAGTTTTAAAAGATCCAACTATTTATAGACTAGCAGATTTAATATTAGTAGCTTCTGGATATGGAGAAAAAGATTTAGTTAGTATTGTTGAAGAAACAAAAAACTAATAGAGAGCGACTGGAAATTAAGTACAGTCGCTCATTATTTGAATAGAGGACATAAATTAGAAGAACTTAGAAAACTCTCAGAAAAAGATTTATTTTATATGTATCTTTTAAAAGAAGAATGCTAGAAGATAGT